AGCCGGACCGCGACGAGTGATGCTGCGCTGGGAGCGCCCTGACTCCGACGGCGGTCTCGCGCTGCGCGGCTACACCATCGAGTACTCGACCAACAGTGGATCCACTTGGACCACCTGGCCCAACGACACCGGCGTCGTCGGCTGCACGTGCCAATACATGGCGCGCACCGTCACTGACCTGACCGACGGCGTGGCACACATCTTCCGCGTGAAGGCCTACAACTCGGCGGGCACGGGCCCGGCGTCGGACGCCACCGACCCGATGACGCCGCTCACCCCGCAAGCTCCGGGCCAGCCGCTCAACGTGCAGGGCACCGCGACGCCCGGCATCGTCGAGCTCGACTGGGATGAACCCACCAACGACAACGGCGCGCCGATCACCGACTATGTCGTCGAATACTCGACGAACTCGGGCTCGTCGTGGACCGTCTTTGCCGACGGTACGAGCGCGGCGACCGCTGCTTCGTTGCGCGGTCTCAGCGCCGGTGTCGCGCACGTGTTCCGCGTGAGCGCCACCAACTCGGCGGGCACTGGTCTGCCATCGTCAGCTTCGTCGGCAGTCACGCCGTTGGCACCACTCGCCAACGACGCGTTCAGCGGTGCGACACCAATCGTCTGCGGCGACGGATGTCCGACCGGCACTTCGGTGCGCGCCACAAGTTCCACCCGGTCGGCCACTCGCGAGTCGGGCGAGCCGAACCACGGCGGATACGGCGCCTCGGCATCGATTTGGTACTCGTTCTCGGTCGGCCGGGCGGGCACCGTCGTGATCGACACGATGGGCAGCGACTTCGACACCTTGCTCGGCGTCTACACCGGTACGGCCGTCAACGCACTCACCACCATCGCGTCGAACGACGACGCCGGCGGCGGCAACTGGAGCCGCGTGCAAGTCACACCCGTCGTCGGCACCACTTATTACGTCGCAATCGACGGCTACGGATTCCGCAAAGGTGCCACCGTGCTCAACTGGCAATTCACCGAAGCACCGCCCGTCGTGAAGCCGAGCGTGCCGCGCAGCGTGCGTGCGGTAGCCGGTAACGCACAAGCGACGTTGTATTGGTCGGCGCCCGAGAACGACGGCGGCGCGGCAATCACGGCGTACAACGTGACGTCATCGCCCGGCTCGCGAACCTGCGCGACCGCCGGCTCGCTCACCTGCATCGTCACCGGGCTCACCAACGGCACCGCGTACACGTTCACCGTGACCGCCACCAACAGTGCGGGCACGAGCAACGCGTCGTCGCCGTCGGAAGCAGTCACGCCGCGCAACGACTCCACCGACGGCGTGACCCCGCTGTCGTGGGGCCTTGACCGCATCGACCAGCGCGCGTTACCGCTCGACTCGCGCTACTCGCGCACGCAATCGGGCGCCGGGGTCACGGTGTATGTGATCGACACCGGCGTGCGTCCGACGCACAGCGAACTGACTGGTCGCGTTGCTGCCGGCTTCACCACACTCAGCGACGGCAACGGTACGAACGACTGCCAAGGTCACGGCACGCACGTGGCTGGCACGGTGGCGGGCACGAACTACGGCGTCGCGCCATCGGCAATGATCGTGCCGGTGCGAGTGCTGGGCTGCAGCGGCTCGGGCAGCACCTCCGACGTGATTGCAGGCATCGACTGGGTGATCTCGCATCACCAGAGCGGCGTGCCGGCGGTGGCCAACATGAGCCTCGGCGGCCCTCGTTCGGCGGCACTCGACTTGGCGGTGTCGCGCGGTGTGGCTGACGGAGTCACCTTCGTCGTGGCTGCCGGCAACTCCAACGTGAGCGCGTGCACGACTTCTCCGGCGGGCGAGCCGAGCGCCATAACCGTCGGCTCGACCACGTCGAGCGACGAACGATCGTCGTTCTCCAACTTCGGTTCGTGCCTCGATGTGTTCGCGCCGGGCTCAAGCATCGTCTCGGCGGGCCACACCTCAGACATCGCAACCCGCACGCTCTCGGGCACTTCGATGGCATCGCCGCACGTGGCTGGTGTCGCGGCGCTCGCGCTGTCGCAGAACAACGCTCTCACGCCCGCCGAAGTCGCGTCGGCAATTGCATCGTCGGCCACGCGCAACGCGGTGACCAACCCGGGCAGCGGCTCGCTCAACCGACTGCTGTATTCGCTCCTCACCCCGGCGCCGAACGCCGAGGATGACTCACCGACGACGACTACGTCGACGACATCGACCACATCGACCACGACATCAACCACGACATCGACCGGCGGTGGCGGTGGTGGTGGCGGCGGAGCGTACGATTATGCCAGTCTGTACGCAGGTCAATTACTTCCCGGTAACACCTTAATGACCTCTGCCGCCACAGAGTTGGCGCAGTTAATGGCTCCATATATCGGCACGGAGGGGATTCAAAGTAAAGTTCTTGGTCAGAGCGCTTATGACCAATTTGATGTTGCTAAACAAAAAGAACAATCTTTAACAGGTCTTCAGACGGGTATTGCTTCGCAATATGCGAGTAGTGCTATCGGCTTAGGCGATTTAGCAGCCAAGTCCAAAATTTCGACCGAGATGCTTGGTCCTGAAACAGCGACCGCACTAACCAAGCAGTACGCTCAAAACGTCGGCAATTTAGCAAGCGAAGGGCTGAAAGGTGAGACATCCTTGCTGACTCCGGCTGCTACAGCGTTTGCCAATATGGCAATGGAGTCTCAACGTGCGTCTAATAAACTAGCTGGAGATATTGCCACGACGAACCTGGACATCAGCAAGATGCAAGAGCAGACACGAAATCAACTTGCTCTCCAGCGTGGAAACATCGAAGGACAGTTGGCACTTAAGCGTTTTGGTGCTGGAATGGCCCTTGCGGGACAACGTGCTTTTGCATGATCAAAGCTCAAATCGGAGATTCAACGACTGTCGCGTCTTGGCTCGACAGCCTAGATAAGTCTCAAAAAGACGCTTTCGTTTTTTACGCCAAAAACGCTACTAGCGATATTGAAGCCTATCTCTACGCCCGCTTTTTGCAGCCCGGTTATCAAGGCAGCATTTCCGATCTGACCGCGTGGGTCCAAGAGAAATACCCAAAAGGAGATCTTCGAAAGATCTTACTGATTGAAATTGACGGGCTAAAACAAGATATTGATAACGTCCGTAATATGACTGTAACGGGCATGTTAGATCATGCCACGGCGGCAACCAAAGTCTCCGCACTACAAAAAGAGTTACGCTCTCACATTCAAGCTGTCCGAGCAATCTCAGACGGTTTAGATCGCCGGGGTTTACTCTTAGCCGGAGCTGACCGCTGCCTTCGAGAGCTGATGCAGACTTTTGACGGTCAGCCCGGTATTCAGAGTCTTCTCGATGATTCGTCGCTTTTGGTGTGGTCGACGATAGAGCGCGAAGAAAAGTCCTAACTTACAGGACTTAGCTTCTTCATAACTGACTCCAACGGGCACCGCATTATGCCCATAAAAGCGTCGTTTACGCCTAACGACATAACCAGATTGGTGCTCTCAATGTAAGCACCGAATGGCAGAATAACAGCGGGTTGGTTTGATACAGGTGCGCCGCCGTAATCGGTCCAGTAAATTAACTCATCGTCTAAAGAGCCTGAGAATAAAGGTTCTTTAATAACATGAGTAATTTTTGTGAACGTTTTATCAATTAGATACGCACTTAAGTGATACAGCAAGTACGGTTGCCCTGTCGGCTTTCTAGCCATATGCTTCCAGTGATAAAACACCAGATGGGCGTAACCCAGATTAATAGGCGCTGTGGAATTAAACGTAGGCGCCTCGTTTGTTACTTGATCTAAAACAGTTGAGTCGATTGTAATTTTTGGTGATTTTTCACATTCGATTACAATCGGTCGTGTCGAATACAGACACTTGAGTTCGTCTTTGTGACTAAAAAAGCACCAGTTTTTTTCAGTTTTACTTTTGTCTCTATTACCTCCAATAGGAGGTATTGCAGCTTGGATAGCTTCACCTAGTTCGTCGACGTAGCAGACGATAACTTTGGGGTTATCAAAAAAGTTTTGCCCTTTTTTGTTGTAACGACTCGCGTATGTCGACGCAACAAACTGTGCGTACAACTCTTGATCCGGTCCGATAAACAAACGAGGATCTTCGTAACTGAGCCGGTGTTTTTTAGGCCGCAGATTTTTTGCGCCTACGATCGTTTGATCGTCGTGCAACAAACCTAGATAAATATCCGTAGGCTTGTTATTTAGATAGAAGTACTCATTATCCCAACGGAAACCAAAGGGTTCTGGTTGTGATCTCCACGCGATGTAGGTTTTGTCGTTGTGTTTCAGAACAGATGGACTGAAGTTTGCTACCGACCCTCTAGGGAGACCGTAGTTGATCCGCGTAAAAGTTCCGTTTAGAGCCTCGGCTTGTGTATATACGCTGGGTATACCCCTCGCCGGTTTTTTGATCGGATACAGCACATGGCTGTGAGCGTGGAAAAATCGTGTAGTAGATTGCATGATCAAACAAGAAGATCTTCGATAGCTTTAGAGAATCCGGCAGCTACATGCTCCCATCTGTACTCGGGACGTTGGGTTACAACGAAACACGACTCAGCCACTTCGTCATAAATGTCCTTTTCGTAATAAATCTCATCCAGTTTTTTAACAGCGTCGTCAATATCGATAAGGCCACGCTCGACGCCTAAATCTTTATCAATAACCCAAGACGCAATGTCGACTAATTGAGCAGCTTCTTTCCAGATGTCGGCGCACGCAGTGTGGTTAGGAACGACTTGCGGTTTTTTACAGCTGGCATGTTCGAAGGAAACCAGGCCCCATCCCTCCCCATCCGCTGTATTTATACCTACGTCACAACAGTTGTAAATCGTGTTAAGTACCTCGTCCGACGGAGCGTTTAGGTAATTCATGTGATGCGACGTAAGGATTAGCCTGTTTGTACCATCAACTCCGCGCTTTTTCATCTCCTGTTGAAAGAGGGGGATAATGTCCCACCCCATATCCTTAGCCCCCATATGGAGGTACAGCATTGTATCGGGTTTATTTGCTGCAAATTTCGCGAAAGCCTTGATGGTTAAATCGATACGTTTCCGTGGTTGGTTCCTATTAGCGTTCAGAACAATAAATTTATCTTCTGGAAGACCGAGTGCTTTACGAGCTTCTGATCGAGATCCAGGGGTAAATTTCCCAATATCGACCCCGTGGGGAAGAACACCGAGACGAGATGGTTGAATTTCGTGCTTTAATATTCTGTGAGCGCACTCAATAGTGAATGTGATCGCCATATCCCATTCTGGGATATTTCGCAACATGTCTGGAAAGTACGTTTCGCTGTCAATAGGGAAGTAACAGATGAACTTAAACTTCAACGAATCCTTTAGGAACTGGCAGCGCTCCCATACCTGATTACAGATCCAAATGTCTTGCAGACAGATAAAAACGTCAGGTTTTACTTTTTCTAGGATCTCCGGAATACGCGGAATCCCAAAGCGATCCGAGCAGTTAACGTTAGATGCGGGGTATACGGTGTACGGATACTCGTGGGGGTCCCCAGAGTAATTAATTGCAAGCACATGCACCTCGTGATATTTTTTAAGTTCATCTAATATGCTGTGCGTTACCCTAGCGAATCCTGTATTACAACAAGCATCACCGTACCAAAGAATCTTGGCCATTAATTGAGTAATGTTCACTTACGAGTAATATAGCTGTAGTGTCAACTTAGTGATATGCCTAGCCGGGAAACATTTGCATACAGACGTGCAGCTCAAATGCGTGCACTTAAAGCTACAGAGGACTCGACGAAATCGGGCGTCGAGACAGTGTACAATAAAGCAGCTAATGACTTCCATACGTTTTGTACTCTCCTAGACAAACCTCCTGCTCTACATATGCTTGAATGGCATGAGCACTTAGTAACAAATGAGAGTAATAAGTACCTGTTGGATATTGCTGGACCCAATTTGGATATTCTGGCCCCGCGTGGGCCGTTACACCCTGATACAAAAGTAGCTACGCCTACGGGATGGAAATTACTAAAAACAATTAAAAAAGGCGATAGCGTTTACGGGGATGACGGTAAACCTACAGTCGTTTTAGATGTTCTAGAATACGATGAAGTAGATACATATAAGGTAATTTTTTCGGATGGCACTTATTTAATCTGTGATGACTCCCACCGGATGGACGTTCGGCGTATGGGAACAGATGAAAAAAATAAATACCGAAAAGTAACTCTCCAAGAAATTAGAACTTTTGTTACTACGGGACTTAAAGGGAACTGGCGTACTGGAGTCGAACGGACTGTACGTTTAGCAGAGCCTGGTGAACGCCCGTGGCTTGATAAGCGTGGCTACAGTCGGTACCAAGTTCCAGTTACTGAGCCCGTTGCGTACCCCGAAACTACGTTACCGATCCACCCATATTTGCTTGGAATCTTACTAGGTGACGGAGGTTTAACTGATCTTACCTCCATAAATATAACGACAGCCGATAAAGATATTGTTGATTTTATTAACACTATTTTACCTGACGGTCACGTTATTGTTGAGCGTTCTTATGCAGCTAGGAAATATTCGTACCAGATTCAACTTAAAGAGGATGGAAAACAGGCTTCTGTTATTGATGGTCGTTCTGGAGGATTCAGGAAACAAATATCGCGTGATTTAGAAACTTTAGGTTTACGCGGGAAGAGTTCTCTTACAAAACGAATTCCTCAGATTTATCTGACTTCATCTTTAAAGCAACGCGAATGGCTTTTGCGTGGATTAATGGATTCGGATGGTACAAAAGGTAAACAGGGAATTAAAGGCGGTTTGTGTTTCGGTTCTTCCAGCGAAGATCTTATTAATGACTTTGCTGAATTAGTAAGATCTTTAGGGGGTATCGTTTCGTATTACGCACCTTATTACCCCCATTATTATAAAAACAAGCAGAAAGTTGTAAGTAAAAATTTAGCGTATAGAGTTGCAGTTCACTTACCTGCTACTATTAAACCTTTTTACTGTACTCGTAAAGCATCTACTTATTTGGGTCCTGCCTCCGACAAGAGCAATCGAGGTGTTGTGCGGTCAATTAAAGATATTGTGTACAACGGTAAAAGTAAAGTGATGTGTTTAAAGGTAGATAACGTTCAAGAAAGATTTTTGATTGATAACTATGTAGTTAGTAGTAACTCAGCAAAGTCTACAGTGTTAAATATGTTTACTGCATGGTGTATAGGTCGTCACACAGCTGCAAAACGTCCGTTGCAGATTATCTATGTTAGTTACAACATTGCTACTGCAATTCCTAAGTCGCGAATTATCCGACAGATTGTTGATTCTCCTGAGTTTCGGAAAATCTTTCCCACGTGTCGGTTAAAACCAGGGATGCAGTCGGATATTGGCTGGTCTATCGATTATGACTACGCCAACATTCCTCGTCTCGGTGACGAAGAATTTACGCTACGTGCTGCTGGATTGAGGGGAAGTATTACATCAAAACGTGCTCATTTGGTGTTAATTGATGACCCTATAAAAAGTTCGGCGGACATCAAAAACCCTGCAGTGCGGGACGAGATGTGTACTAACTGGAGCAGCGTTATTGCTCCGATTGTTTTTGAAGGCGGGCGCTCAATCTGCTTGGGCACTCGGTTCCACCCATTGGACATTCACAAGACGATGTTTGTCCCTGAAAAAGGGTGGAAACAAGTTACCCAGGAAGCTTTAACTTACGACGATCGTGGGGAGCCCAAAAGTTATTGGCAAACCCAATGGTCTGTTGAGTATTTGTTGCAGCAAAAAGAACTTGACCCAGTAGCGTTTTGTTTCCAATATCAACAGCAGCCTGTTGCAACTTCTGATCTAGTTGTTTCTCTTGATTTACTTATTAAAGGAGAGGTTGTTACGGAATTTGATACGCTAGCAGTAGGGATCGATTTGTCTGCTAGTAAAAATGAAACTAGCGACTATACCGCGTTTGTCTTAGGCGGGCGTTTAAAGGACAAATACTACATTATTGACGCTCACCAATGCCGTTCGATTGGAAACCTAGAGAAAATTGATCTTCTTTGTGACATGTTATTGGAGTGGGGTATCCTCACTCAACATGACGGGCAGTTTATGCCGACATACTCCACCGTCACCTTGGTCGTTGAATCCGTGGCGTACCAAGCATCCTTAGCTGCGGACCTGCGCCGAGTTTTAATCAATGAACGCGAATTGGGAAATTTACATATACACGAAGTCAAAGGTTTTAGAGGGGATAAAGTCGCGCGGTTTAGAGGTACATTAGGTTTGCTCGAAAATAAAAAAATTGTCTTTAATAAATACCGAAAATTCGACGCGCTGTTTGATCAGCTCATTAACGTAGGCGCTACTGCGCACGACGATTTATTGGATGCCTACACGTGGTTAATTCAGTTTTTACAACGCAGAGGAAATTTTAGTATCGAGTACTGATATGACTAAACGCATTTGGGTTGCAATCACTGCCCACAACCCGCTGGTCCGAATTGATCCCCTCTTAAAAGTTCTTGGAGAATATGAAAAGTTTCCTCATGAGGTGAATATCAATGTGTACGTTAATTATGAAGCGCAAAACGATGTAGAAACGCTTCATACTTTGTTCGAACCGTTTAAGAACCTACAGATCAACGTCCACGTTGCTTCTCCCGAATATGCCGGATGGTTTTTGACGTGGGCACATAAAACCGATTTAGCTTTGGCGATATTGAATCGAAAAGCTGACTACTACATTTACCAAGAAAACGACGTTTTAATCCGTAAAGATAACTTTGACTACTACCAAAAATGGAAGCCTGTTCTAAGCCGCTACGGGCTCGAACCCGGATTCGCCCTTTATGAAAACTTTGCAGGCAAGAGAGTACCGATTGGTAACTATGAGAGATGGAGCCTTAGTCGCCCAACCCCTGATGTGTGGCACGACATAAGTTTTACAGTTCCAAAAATACTTGTCGTTGATTATGAAGTTGATTTCTTTATTCAGCTGGGTAGTCCGTATTACTGCGGCATGATCTTGGATCAGCGTGATGGTGAAATCTATATCCGTTCAGATAGTTTTGACCCTGAGCGAAGTTATCCAAAAACAGGAATCCGAAATTGGCCTATAGCTGATCGCAGTTTTATGGGTTTGGCGTTTGAATTTTTGCCTGATTCTTATGAGCACAGACGTTGTGTGCCTGTAGCGAAACGTAATAATCGCTATGAAATTTTAGAGTGCGGGTTGATACAGCACGACGATGATAAATATTCGAAACAATTTAATGAAAAAGAAAAAGACTTATTATGTGTAGAGGAGATGCTTGTTCTGTAAGCTAAAGTGCTTTCGCGTGGAGCCGAATACGTTCGGGTCTGTTACACGGTATCTGGAAAAAATGAGTGCCAAACAATCCACAGAGAGGATGCTTACAGACTCCGCCGATATTTGGAGCGCACAGGAGGGATTATCTGGTGGTTTAATGCGGGGTAAGGATCCTGCTATAAACCCTGCGTACTATGTTAAAGATGGTTTGGAGTGTTACGACGTTCAGAGAGCGTCTGTAGGTCTAAAAAAGTTTCAAGGCTACCTAGAGTGTTGCGCGCAGAAATATTTATGGCGGTGGGAACAAAAAAACGGAAAACAAGATTTAGAAAAAGCAGTTGAATATTTGGTTAAACTTATAGAGACACTCGAATAAATATGGACGTTAGAGCATTTGGAGGTGTTTACGGGCAGACAGCTTCGCTGCCGTACACAAGTGGATTTTTGGTTAACGCTTCTGGCACAAATACAACCTTCGCTGCTTGTCGCGCTATTTATGTAGAAAGCGCAAACAAAAGTGCGGACAAGACTTTAGTCGTCGTTTTATCGGACTCTAAAAATCCTATAACGTTTAGTCACATTAGAACGGATGTCCTATTGCCTATCTCAATAACGCAAATTAGTGGCACATCAACAATTGATCATTGCTACGTCCTTTATTAAAGATGGCCGACATTGCGAAAAAACGAGACCCTGAAAAGTGGGCGCGAGCTAAGGCTAAAGCTCGTAAAAAACTGGGCGGTCACAGCGCACGCGCGATGCAGCTAGCGACTAAGTATTATAAAGATATGGGAGGTACGTACGAGGGGAAAAAGTCTTCGGAGAACAGGCTGTCACGCTGGACTAAAGAGGACTGGCAAACCCGCGAAGAATACGAAAAATCTAAGAAGTAAAATGGCTGATTTAGCGCGCGAAAAAGGTAGGACGGAACGTTACTTACCACGTGCCGCGTGGGCCTCATTATCGCCGTCAGAACGAGAGGCTACTGATGAGCGCAAAAAAGAAGCAACCAAAGGGAATAAACCCGTAAATACTCAAGTCCCTAATACCGAAAAAGCTCGCGAAGCTCGTCGAAAAGCTTCCGAGTATATCAAACGCAAAGGAGTCTAATGGTTACGTCTAATCCGTTCCAAAACGCTAGTAAGTTTTTTGGTGCTGCTTATAACGATATGGAGCAGGCGTCCAACGCTCAAGAAAGAATGCAGGGCGTTGGCTCAGTAGATAATCAATATGGAGCAGACACAGACTCAGATTATTTATATGGAGCTGTTCCTCCTAAGACTGGACCCTTCGGCGCTTATAGAGGTCCTGTCGAAGATGTTGAAAATGTAAAAGAGGATCTCTTACGAAAAGCTAAAGAAGATAGACCTAGTAACGGGTCTGCAGTTGTACGCGCAGGTGGTGGCGCCAACTACGCTGTTAAGCAGTAATATACTGACAGTCTCAATCGGCCCATGCTGTTCGACTGTTTTTTATATTTCGACGAAAAGGAACTACTTGAGCTGCGCTATAACATTCTTAAAGATGTTGTAGACGGTTTTATTATTACTGACGGAAATCGTACTTTTAGGGGAGATCCTAAACCGTTTACGTGCGTAGAGACTATTCGTGAGCTAGGTCTTCCCGAAGATAAATTACAGGTTTTGCATGTCGAACTGCCCACGCTGGAGGAGTGCTCTATTCCGTGGTCTCGGGAGTACGCCCAGCGTGACGCTTTAGGCGTTGGTATGCGCATGTGTCCTCCTGATTCTGTTTTCTTTTTTAGCGATGTCGACGAAATCCCGAAGCCAGAAAAACTGTTAGAAGCCGTCGAGCTCGCTAAGTCTGATCCGCAACGATGCGTACGACTTTCAATGCCTATGTTTTACGGTCGCGCCGATTTACGCGTAAAAGACCCGCATGGCGACGATACAAAGGCCCCAAATAACTGGACTTGTGGCACCGTTGTTCTTTATGAACACTTAGAACAAACGCCGTCACAAATCAGGCAGAATCCGAACGATTTAGTGTTGGGTAACTGCGATGCCGGGTGGCATTTTTCGTGGATGGGAGATGCTGAACGTATGAAACGCAAAGTTTCTTCGTTCTCCCATTGCTTTGATGATATACCTAATGCTGTCGCGCCTTCAGATAGTGATGAAATGATGCAGCATTTGGAGAGTTACCGAGCAAAAGCAGGTGGGACAGACCCCTTGGGTCGTTGCGATCATGTGTTAGAGCCGTATCCACATGAGCTTTTGCCTCCAGAATTGTTTAAACTTGAGAGAGTAAGGAATTATCTCCTACCAAATGTCTGACAAAATGCCTGAAGGGCTCCGTAAGCACTTCGAAGCTAAAGAAAAAGGCGGCGAGCACGATAAAGATCAAGATGATCGGTCTAAAATGGTCCGCAAAGAGGCTCTTCGTAAGGCTAAAAAAGCCCAAATGAAGCGTAGTGCCGAAAAAGAGAAAGCCGAACGTTGATTTTCGGCCTTAAAAACCACGAAATAAGGCCATGGCAGACAACTTAAGCGTACGACAGCGGTTTACCGAGATTCTTGAAGCTTCTCGGACTCAAGATCGCAGCAAACAGTCTGCCACTATGGTCGTTTTGAGTCATTTGCAGCAGATGACGCTGCTTATGATCAAAAAAGGACTGTTTTTTTACTGCGAGCAGGATACTTATCGCTCGCGTGGAAAATTTCTTGAGTCTTTAATCAGTCTCAACCGCATGGATATTCGCTTCCCAGCGATTATCCGAAATTTTTTGATTGACGGGTGCGGGTTGTTCTATTTCCGCCCAGATCCCAAACTTAAGTATCAGATTTACTTTTTCCCTAAGAGTCAATACCGTGTTTACCACGATATAAACGGTGAAATCGAAGAAGTTGTAATTTTATACAGTTATAAAGTACGAAATTCAACATTAGGTCTTCCCGCCGACACATACGGACAAAATAAACGGTATGTCCGTATTTCAATTACGGCAGATAAAATTAACGAGTTCGAGTC